CAAGAAGGGCTACAGCAAGAAGGGCTACACCAAGAAGGGCTACACCAAGAAGGGCCACAGCAAGAAGGGCTACACCGAGAAGGGCTACAGCAAGAAGGGCTACACCAAGAAGGGCTACACCAAGAAGGGCCACAGCAAGGAGGGCTACACCGAGAAGGGCTACAGCAAGAAGGGCTACAGCGAGGAGGGCTACAGCGAGAAGAAATGTAAATAGAAAACAGAGAAAGAAGCGAGTATAAATATCATATTTTTTATAATTTGTCTATTAATTATGAAATTAAATGATATTGATTTTAATAAATTATCTGATAAAGAAATTATAAGTATATGTTTAAAATATAAACTTATTGAATTTGATGATATAAAAAAATACAGGAGACAGGATTTATTAAAAATATTACATATATGGTTACATAAGAAATTAAAAAGTTACGGTCAAAAAAAAGAGAGTGGTGGGGTGAAATCAGTAGCTGTCCGTAGAATGTCTGTATCAGGAAACATGCAAAAGAATATAGTAAAAAATAACAGTGGTCCTCCAAAAGTACAACGAGAGAGACGTATGTCTCAACCAACAACAAAAATAGAAAAGAAAGAAGCAGTTGAAACGCATGAAAGAAATGTTATAAAACAAACATACTCTCAAGAACATAAAGAAGAAGTAAAAAAACTAAACCCTCAATATGATGTTATTGGTATGTATCCTGCTGTCGAAAGACTAGTAGCTATAGGAGATTTACATGGGGATTTACATGTTACACTTGCTGCCTTAAAATTGGCTGAAGTTATACCTCAATCATCTACTCCTCAAAATGTAGATAATATTCATTGGACGGGTGGTAAGACATGGATTGTTCAATTGGGTGATCAAATTGACAGATGTCGTCCAGATGATTGGGATAAAAATTGTATTAAGGATTTTAATGATGTAATTGAAGACGAAGGTAGTAATATGGCTATTGTTAAATTATTATTACGTTTAGATGAAGAAGCTAGACGTTTTGGGGGGAGAGTTTTAGGACTTTTAGGCAATCATGAGTTAATGAATATTGATAAAGATTTTAGATATGTCTCTCCAAAAGAGTTCCTTGAATTTGTTCCTCAAAATGAAAGAAATAAGAAGATGACAAGCGACGGCTATCCTAATGGATATTACCATAGGACAAAAGCTTTTGAACGAGGTGGAAATATATCAAAACTATATGCCAGTAAAAAGAAATCTATTATGATGGTAGGTAGTTATATTTTTGTACATGGTGGGATAAGTTTAGATTTAGCCGATAAATATAGTATAACCGAAATAAATAATATCGTATCTAAATGGATGTTAAAAAAGACAGATAAAACAGAAGATAAAATTTTTGATGAAATATTTAGAGATGATGATGATATGTCTCCATTTTGGTGTAGAATATTCGGCGAAGACGATGACTCTGAAAACACGGAAAGAAACTTTAATAGATTATTAGAAACTATTAATCATAAAAATAAATTGGTTCAACCTGCCAAAGGTATGGTAATAGCCCACACACCTCAGTTTATGGATGGTAAATATCTCAATGCTATTTATAATGATAGATTATGGAGAGTTGATGTAGGGATGTCTAGAGCTTTTGGAGAACATAGGGATTGTGGTGATGATAAATACAGGCAACCTCAAATATTAATAATTCATAATGATAATCGGTTTGAGGTGAGAAAAAAACCATTAAATTCAGATAGACACCCTAGTCCTGGAATGGGTGGCAAAGTAAGTTTAGAAGATGAAATGATGATGTTTTAATTTTCACCTGAAGAATAACTATTATCTATATCTAAACTATTAAAACTATTTGACCTATTAATAAATTGTTTATCATTGTTAAATTGAACCCTTTTTCTATTGATAAATACTTCTACATTTTCTATTTTTTTATTTATTCCGTTAATTGAATCAAAAATACTAGCAAATTTCTGTTTATTCTCTAAGTATGTCTTTATATTAGCATATACAAAACAGATTATAATTGAATATAAAAAAGGACCTCTCATAGTTTTTATTTATTTTTAACATGTTTTTAAGTCTATTTAAATGTTGGATAATTATATAAGACATTTTGTCTGAAACATGAGTATTAACTTTCAACAATTAGCTCCTATTTTTGCAGTTTGTATGGGAGCAGGAAGTATGTTAATAAATTATGGTTCAACTGCTCAAACACTAAAGTCATTAGAATTAAAAGTAGAGGCTCAAGAAAAAAAAGTGAATACTATTGATATTATGGCGAACGATATAATTCACATTCAAGGTAGCGTGGATGAATTAAAAGCGAATATAAAAAATGATTTCGCGGATTTAAAAAATGAATTAAAAGATATTAAGCAGCGAATGAGATAAATTAAATTATGTGATGTTTGTTAGGGTAGAAGGGATACCTGCAATTTCTTTATCATGTTCTGTACATGTATTTGGTAAATGTATGTCTTGAATCATATCCATAAAAGGCTCCAGATTTTCATATATTTTGCATTTTCCACCACCCGTCATCTTCTCAATTTCTTTAAGAAGATAATGGGACTTAAGTCCAAATTCTTTCCACTGTTCAAGTTCTGATTTAGGAGGATTGTATTCTCTTTTGAACTCCCATCTTGTATCGGGATAGTGTATGAGCTCAATATCTACGAGTTTGAAGAGGTTTGGATACTCATCGTTGATAAGAATAACCTTCTCCGCATCTCCGGGTATCCTCTGAGAAGGGACTTCTAGAACAGGAAAGATAGCTATTCTATAAATCTTACAAAGTTGTATAGTTTTTGACTCCATAGCAGGGATATACATAGTTCGGATAAAGCGTTCTCTTTTTTTGTGTTCGTTTTCGGGTATGTTGGAAAAAGCCCAATACACGGCTACTTCATACATGTTGTTATTCACGAAGGTGTAATCTCTGTTCTTGTAGACTTCAATAGATCTCTCACGCATCATCTTTCTTTTGATTTTTTCTTCTTTTTCTTTCTTAATGGCTTCTTTCTTCTCTTTGATCTGTTCAGAGGTGAGTTGAGGACATCTTGCATATGTGTGACCAGCTCCACCACAATGACTACAGGGCATCTTTAGACTATTTAAATTGTGTCTCCAATTATATTTCAAATTTGAAAAAGTTTAAAGATATCATAGAAACAAAATACTAACTAACAAAGATAAGATAAGATGAAGAAAGCATACATGCTTGCAAAAGACTATCATCCTGGGATGCCTTTTCCCAAATCTGCTACAGGACCTCCCCCACCTATCGGGTGGTATTGGTCTGAAAAGTTCGATGGATATAGGGCTCAGTGGATGGAGGACGATCAAGAATTTTACTCTCGCGCGATGAAGCTCTTCATATCTCCCGAATGGTTTAAGCTTGCGATGCCACCTAAAGTTCGGATTGATGGTGAGCTTTGGGTGGGAAGAGAAAACTTTGAACACATGGGAGTGGTAAGGAGAAAAGAACCTGAAGACGAAGATTGGATCCCTGTTAAGTTTATGGCTTACGACCTTCCGGATGTTGATAAGCCTTTCTCTGAGAGGATTAAGATTTTAAAGAAAGTCGTAAAAGACAATGAGACGCGGTGGAAGATTATCCGTAAGAAGTTTCCTGAACCATTCAATGAACTAGAGTGTCCTCTGGTTTTCGCCCCTCAAACGAAGATAAAGTCTGAAGAACAAATGATGGAAGCATACAAAAAGATTACTCAAAAAGGAGGAGAAGGGATCATGATTAAACAAGGTGAATCTGCCTATTGCGATGGACGTTCATCTCTCATGCTAAAGCTGAAACCTTCTTTTGACGAGGAAGGTATCATTGTTGATTACAGTGAAGGAAAGGGAAAGTATACAGGTCTGCTTGGTGGATTTGTATGTCAACCTCTCAAGAACATGGATACATACCATCTCATTGACAAAGATAAGAACCACGAGTATACCGTTTCGGGTATGGATGACGCTGTCCGTGAAAACTACAAGGAAACACATCCAGTTGGAACAGTAATCACTATTACTCACTCTGGTCGGACCGCCGCTGGAAAACCACGATTTGCGAGGTATATGAGGATAAGGGATGATGTAGTTATCAAGGATGATCCGGACGAAGTATCTACCGAAAAGATAAAACACATCATCAAGATTTTCAAAGAAGTTTCAGAGTATGAGAAAAGGAATGGACAAAAGTTCAAGGCATCATCCTATATGAAGGTAATTGAAGGACTTAAGAAGATGAACTCTGATATAGACCTTACAGAACACAATATCAAATCTATCAAAGGTGTTGGCGATAGTCTATACAAGAAGATTGACGACATTAAGAAAACAGGGACAACATCAATCTATGAAAAGATAAAGGATATTAAAGATCCAAGAGAAGAATTTATGAAGATTCACGGCGTAGGACCAAAGAAAGCAAAAGAACTTGTTACAGCTGGCTACACTTGCATTCAAGATCTCAGAAACATCAAGAAGAAAGGTGAACTCTTGAACAATGTTCAAATAATGGGACTACGTCATTATGAAGACCTTTTGAAGAGGATTCCATTTGAAGAAATTCAAAAGCATGAAACACTTTTGAAAAACGTATTGAAGAAAGTAGATAAAGAGGCAGAAATTACAATTGCTGGTTCATACCGCAGAAGAAGGAAGGATAGTGGGGATATTGATGTCCTCATTACTTCAAAAGACAAAACGGTGTATACGCGATTTGTAAACAAGCTGAAGAAAGATGCCTATCTCATTGAAGACCTTGCTTTTGGAAGGAAGAAGTATAACGGTATTAGTAAGGTAGGGGGAGATGGTGTCGGTAGGCGCATCGACATTATGTATACTACTCCGCAAGAATATCCATTTGCGATCCTGTACTTCACAGGATCAAAAGAATTTAATCAAATGATGAGGCAAGAAGCAAACACAAAGGGGTATACTCTTAATGAGTATAACCTTGAAGAAGTGGATAGTGAAGAAAAAACAATTGTAGATCCAAATGGTGAAGAGATTAAAACAGAAAAAGATATCTTTGATTTCTTGGAAATGGGATATGTAGAACCATGGCAAAGGGAACTTTAAATTACTTCTTCATTCTAACTCTGTGTGTCTTATTACGCTTTTTACTTTTCTTTCTTGTTTTCTTTTTAGAATAATGTTTATTGTATTTATTCCAATCTAATTTTTTATTTTTGAGGGCATCTTCATACCAATTTTTCATCCAAGATATTTCTTTAGGACCGTGGTCAAGCATACTCTCACAATCTAATTTTCTCATATTAGGATTTAATACTTTGTTTTTTTCAACACGACGACAAACTCTTATAAATTCTTTTTGTTTTTTGGTATGTCTGTTACCACCTCCTTTCTTTGTTTTTGATGTATCCTTCTTTTTAACCTTCTTTTTAGTCTTTTTAACCTTCTTTTTAGTCTTTTTAAATTTTCTATCTCTTACTTTTGAATATCCAATAGCCCCTGCTAAAGCAGTCGCTCCTACTTTTAAAGTCCCTACTATACATGGTGCGCAAGCAGCCGCTATCATTTAATATATGTTATATTAAAAAAATTTTTGTAGGACTATATATATTATAATGGGTAATTCACAAAGTAATGAAATTAGTGAAGAATATACAAAATATATTGAAGAACAAAAAAAAATAATTGAATCTCAGCAAAATCAAATAAATAGACTCGCAAGACTTAATACCAGGGAAACACCTAAACAAACTGTGACAAAGAAACCACATAAAAAACAAATGAAAAATGATGAAAAAATAGATTTTATATTAAAATTATTTGAATTAGATAAAAATTATGATGAGAATTCTTTAAAAAAGGGATACCTTAAATTAGCATTAAAACACCATCCAGATAAAGGCGGAGATGATGAAAATTTTAGAAAAATAACACAGGCATATCAGTTTTTACTTAAAAAATTAGGAGAAAAAGATAGTCGTAAATCTCACAATGATTTAAAGACAGAAAATGAAGAATTTACGCGTAATCAGATGTCTGATAATAGAAAGAATGTTAATTTATCAGATAAATTCGATAGAAATGTTTTTAATAAAATATATGAAGAAAATCGTCAAGAAAATAACTTTGATAGTGGGTATGAAAAATGGATAGAAGAAAATAAACTTACAAGTGATAAAATAGAGAGAGGCGATGTAAGTAAAAATAATTTCCATCAAAAATTTCAAGAAAAAAAGAAAAAACAAATGAAAGGGGAGATAGTAAACTATGAAGGACCCCAAGTTTCTATTTCCTTTAGAGGAAAAGATAGTTTAGTTACATTAGGAGATGATAAAGTAGATGATTTTAGTGGTGAAAGTAGTTCGGGATTACAATACAGAGACTATCGTGATGCTTTTTCTAATAGTCATCTGATAGATGTATCTTCGGTTGATATTTCTCATCGTAGTAAAACAATAAGACAGGCTAATACAGAACGTAAAAGTATTTCATACGAAATGTCTCAAGAAGATTTAGAAAAACAAAAAAAAATTCAAATAATGGAAGAGAAAAGAGAAGAAGAACGGGTAAAAAGATTACAACAATCTGATCAAAGTGCTTTTAGCACATATGATGCTATACATCAAAGGATGCTTGGGAGATAATTTAGTCAACGTGATTTCCACCTCTATTAACAAGGTAATCTTCTTGATCTGATGTTAAACAAACGCAACCGTTATTAGATAAATAAGGCGAATCTTCGCAACAAGATATAGATGTTTTATTTGTTTCTAACATATTCATTCTTTTTGGTGTATTTTCATTACCATCTACAGTTGGACCATTTTCTAATTTTGAGTTATCAGCCCTCTTTACTTTTAGAGGGATACTTGTTCCTAAAAATGTATTTACTTCTGATTCATCTGCTAAACCATACACATTTTCTTTTTTAAGGTGATCAAAACATAAACCATCATACATTCCCATTGGGGTTGTTGTTTTGTATTCTGCGAAATGCCTTACTTTACGTGCTTTTAAGTTATCAGTATTTTCTTCGCTTTCTTCAATATCTTTTTGTTCCCATTTATCATTTTCTATCTCAATATCCATTATTCTTTCTTGTAACAGTCCAACGTGTTCTTCTTGATCCATCGAATTTACCTTACTTTCTAAATCTCTTATTCTTTTCTTTAATTTTTTCATTTCATTCATTTTAGCCTTTTCAAATAAATCTTTTGGAATCTTGATATTACCTAAATCTAAATTTAAAGATAAGTTAGAAGGTAGTTCTGGTACATTTATATTTGGTGTTACCATAGAGCCGCCTATATTATTAACTGAAAAATTAGGGTCTATTTCTAAATAGAGGTTAAAGAGTTGTGAAATTTTATTACTATTTGTACCTAATGTCCCTCCTTGATCCATTTCACGAAGTTCCCTTTCAAGTTCTGTAACAGTAGCTAATAATTCTTGAAACTTTTCACTATCTACAAGATTAATAGAACGACCGCCTCCAGCAGCATCAGCAGCGATAGCCTCGGCAGCATCTCCTCCATCAGCATCTCCTCCATCAGCATCTCCTCCAGCAGCATCAGCAGCGGCAGCCGAGGCAGCATCTCCTCCATCAGCAGCGGCAGCCTCGGCAGCATCTCCTCCATCAGCAGCGGCAGCCTCGGCAGCCGAGGCAGCATCTCCTCCATCAGCATCTCCTCCATCAGCATCATCAGCATCTCCTCCATCAATACCTTCTATGATATCTCCTGTAAAGGCTCCATTTTTATTATTGTATATTATGTAAATAAATATCCCTGTTACTACAAGTAGTAGTGGAATGTTTTCTTTAAAATCGTATGAGTAAAGAATATAAACATACAAAACTATTATGAATATATTCATGTATTTTTTAAGAATATCAGTGAACATCAATATAATATATTTAATATAATTATTTAAAACATTATAATAAATTATATTGATATAAGATGGATTGTGTTGATATCAAGAATGAATGGACGTTATGGTATCATTCTATTAATGAAAACAAATGGGGAAAGTCTTCATACAAAGAACTATTTCGTGTGAAAGATTTATATGAAGTCCATCTTATCTTTGATACATTTAAACAAAATCATTATCAAAATGGAATGTTTTTTCTTATGAAGAACCGTATATTTCCAAACTGGGAAGACCCCAGTAATCGTTTAGGTGGTTGTTTATCGTTCAAAATTTCTTCTAAGAATGTTATCGAAGAGTGGAAGAATATCTTTTTAAAATGTGTTCTTGAGACATTACTTAAAGATGATAATGATAAGATTAATGGTTTATCAATATCTCCTAAAAAAGAATTTAATATTGTAAGAGTATGGTTTTCAGAAACAATAGATTATAAGAATAAATTTATAGAAAAGAACAAATCAGAATTAATTTTAGAAAATTCATTATATAAAAAACACGTTGTTGATAATTAATCTCCACCTGTATTTGGAGCTAAACAAAGTTTTATATTTCCTAGTGAAGCTACAGCATATTTTATGATTAAAGGATAATCATTTTTGATGTATAGATTGATCTGATTACATAGATTTGTACATTTTGTGAAAAGACTTAAATATTTCAAAGAAAATTCCCCTTGAATTGGTAAAGACTCTGGTGAAGTTTGATTGAACTTTAATCCATTATTTGTTTCACCTAGAGTTGTTTCTTGTGAAGCAAAATCACCTTCACAATTTAAGATAAGTTGTGAACCGATACTCTTAATTTCAATATTTTCTCCAATATTTACCATATCTCTTATTATCTTTTGGAAATCTCCAGAAGGTAATGACAATTCTGTTTCAAATTCAGCCGGTGGAATACTAATATTATCATCCGGAATATCTAATAGATTTAATTTGTATATTGTTTGTGAATTCTTTTCATTATTATTGATCATAATTCCCAATTTATTTTCATTTTCATTTTCTACAAATAGTGTTAAAGTTTCTGAGTTACCCATTGTCTTAATAAGTTTGAAAAAGTTAGACATATTAACACCAATAGTTACTTTCTTAGGACAATGGAAAAATTCAAAATTATCAGATTCTAATTTCATATGAATTAAAATGGTGTGTGTTGAATCCATCGCCATAAGTTTTATACCCGATTCATCAAATGTAAAATTTGCTTCTGTTAAAATTTCTTTTAGAGCCTCTACGAGTATACGGAAAGCCCCGGCTTGTTCAGTCTTAAGTTTCAATTTGTAATTGTTAATGTTATTGTCTTCTTTATCCATTTTAATGCTATTAGTTATAATATAAACCTTTAAATATTTAATACAGATAGATTTTACGCATCATTTGAATGTTTTATATATAATATATTTATAATGACTTTCTCAGAAAACGTATCTGGTATTATTGATGATATAGAACTAAACAGGACATATGATAAAGCCATCTTAAAACATCGTTTTTTGGATGAAATAACATATTATGAAAAAAAAAGAGATGAAACAAAAAGATATTATAATGCTTTTAGATTTATCGTAACAACTGGTAGTATACTTTTACCAGCTATCCTTTCGATGGGACAAATGGATCCTGCTAAACTACCCAAAAACTTTGATATGATAAGCTACTGGACTTCTTGGACAATATCATTACTTGTTACAGGAAGCAATGGATTCTTACAATTGTTTTCACTTGATAAAAATTACTTTAGCTACTCAATGGTTGTTGAACAGTTAAAGACAGAGGGTTGGCAATTTTTTGGTTTATCTGGAAAATATGAAGATTATCCAGACCATCAAAGTGCATATAAGATATTTTCAAAATCGGTTGAAAGTATTAAAAGAAAACAAATTGATCAAGAGTTTTCAAATGGAAAAGGTGAAAATAAAAAGAAAAAGTTTGATTTTCAAGGTGAAATGAAAAAATTTGCTCAAGAACAAAATGCGAATCTTAAAATAAAAGATACAGTGATTGAACAAATTTTACCCGATCCTCAAAAACAAATCGTAAATAGTGTCTCAGAATTAATATCAGATGTTAAAGACAAAAAAACAGATATACCAATTATTCCTGATACAGAAAAAGTGACTGATATATTAAAAAAAGAAGCAAAAGGAATTATAGATGAAACTATTGATAAAGCTTCCGATAAAAAAGAAAAAGAATAAAATAAATAAAATAAATAATATAAAGGATATTATACTATAATAATTAATATGACATCTTACGAAAGAGTTATTGATTTATTTCAAACTTCATCCTTTAAAGAAGGATTTGAAGAATATAAATCAGAAAATAATAGAGATATATCAACACTTGTTGATTTCTTAGATTCCATTGAAACCAATAAAAAATATTACCGTATTGGTGTTCAAAAAAATAAGAAATATAGAAAGAAACAAAATGAAGATACAGAAAATATAAAAAATATCAATAGTCTTGTAAATAAATTAACAGTAAACAATTTTGATATTATTAAAGCCGATATTGTTAAGCTCATCAATAAAGAACATCTTATACCTTATATTATAGAAACTATTATTGAAAAGTCAATACTTCATCATAGATATGTCCATTTATATGTATCTATTTTAAAAGAAATAAAATGTAAAAACAAAATAAGAATTATAACTCAGAGATGTGAAAAACATTATGATAATTTCTTTAACAAATTTAGTGTCGACGGAGATACATATGAAGATTTATGTAAGAAAAATAAGAATATTGATAACATCATAGGTTTTTCTATCTTAATTACACACCTTGAAAAAGAAAGTATCTTATCAAATTATGTTGAAAAGGTATTGGATCCTTTTATGGAAAAAATTGATAAAACAAACGATGAAGAACTATTCAAAATGTTAACATCTTTTTATAATATTTCTGAACTTTATTATAAAGAAATACCTCAAAAATATAAAGAAAAGTTAATTCAATTAAAACAAATAAAAGGTGCGAAAATAAAATTTAAGATAATGGATATACTTAGAGAATAAATATTTAAATACTATAATAGAATTATATTATTAAATGGAAAGTGGAAATAACAACACAACAAATGATTATACTCTTGAAGTAGATGTCCCGCACCTAAATAACCTTTTAAGTATGTATAATTTTCATCCCTCAAATAATTATTCTGAAACTGAAACAGGGGCTACAAATCCACTACCTTTTACAGTAAATCAAAATGATGCCTATTATTGTAGTATAGATAATATATCACAATTGTACAGTGATATAGAACCATTATATATTTCTGAAGTAAAAGAAATAAAGAAAAATGTAATTGACCTTATTTATAAACGGAGTAGTTTTGAAGAAGAAGATTATGATGAAGAAAAGTATAATAATTATGAAATAGACGAATTATATCAAAAAGTTAAAGGTATTATTGAAGAATTTAAGGGGTTTCAAGAAAATTTATATAATGCTGAAAAAAATCTTAAAAAAGAAATTGAAAAAATGAATGAAAATGTTAAAAAAATAGATAATTTTATAGTATTTTTAGAAAATTTATCTTCAATTGATTATGAAGAAACTAAAGAAATAATTGATAAAATAAAAGAATTATCACATAAATTATCAAGTTTGGGAGATTTTAAAAAAGCTAAAAGAGATTACGCTACAGAAAGAAAGAATATTGAAAAGTATATTTATCTACTAAGGAAAATAAATAAGATGAACACTACAAATATGTGTATTGTTTGTATGGATGAACCTGTAAGTCATTTTATAAATCCATGTGGACATACATTTTGTAAATCTTGTTTAGAGAAAAGTTTAGATATAGAAACTATAACGCAAAATATGATATTAGACGATACTAAAAATTGTCCCATTTGTAGAAAGTATATAAATAACATACATCCACTTTACTTTTTATAAAGTTTCTAGTAACTCTTCCATCATTTGTCTCTTTGTTTTCTTTTTCTTTTTTCTGAAAATGTAATATTCTTTGGAGTTTAATGTTACATTTCTATATTGACTTTGCCTTATACTTAAAGTATTTCCATCGATACAATAAAGATATCCTATATGTTCAAGTTCATGTGTATTCTTTTTGATAAAATAAAGGTTATCAGTTAGTAAAAATCCCCTTTCTATATATTCTGTATTTTCTATTCGTTTAGAAACACTATCATCTAAGAATTTAGATAATTCTGTTTTAATATCTTCTTTATTTTGGAGATAAGATTTTAATGGTTCAATATTCATATTTTATACATTATAATAAAATAATTTACGCTTTTTTCAGAAATTTTTTTCTAAGTATAAAGTATAAAAACATGGGAGGAGGATTAATGCAACTTGTCGCTTACGGAGCTCAGGATATCTACCTTACGGGTAACCCACAAATAACTTTCTTTAAGGTTGTCTACCGCAGACACACCAACTTCTCGATGGAATCCATTGAACAGACCATCAACGGCGCCGTAGCTGCTGGTAGCCGCGTAACCTCCACTATTTCTCGCAATGGTGACCTTGTTTACAGACTTTTCTACGAACTCACCGGCTCGCTTGGGGCCGGGGACTACGCAAATGTAGGTGCTTCGGCATTTGACAATGTTGAAATTGAAATTGGTGGTCAGAGAATTGACCGTCAGAGTGGACACTGGATGCATGTATGGTCTTCTTTAACACAGGAAAATTCAGCTAGAGTTATCGCTGCCGCTAATGGTACAGGTGGAACTCTTTTCCAGGAATTGACTGGTATGGGTGGATGTAAAAAGGGGGATGGCGTGAACGCAACAGTTCTGTCCGGATTAAGAATCCCTCTACAGTTCTGGTTCTGTAGAAATCCCGGTCTAGCCTTACCTCTAATAGCCCTTCAGTACCATGAAGTTAAGGTTGTTACAACTTTCAGTACGGCTTTCAGTACCACCCCAGGTGCTTCTCTATGGGCTGACTACATCTATCTAGACACCGATGAACGCAGAAGATTCGCACAGGTTTCACACGAATACCTAATTGAACAGGTTCAATACCAATCTGCTGCTGGTGAAACAACCAGCACTGAACTAAACTTCAATCATCCAGTAAAGGAGCTCATCTGGACCAAGCCTTGGAATAAGGGTATCATGGAAGAAGCAAGTGACGACCGAGACGCGGCGGGCCTTGAAGGAAATTACCACCTCAAACTTAATGGTCACGACCGTTTTGCCCCGCGCGGAACAACCTACTTTACTAAGCAGCAAGTATGGATGCACCACACTGGCGCAGGTTCACTAGCTGGTGATGGAACCGCGTCAACTCCTGGTCAGAGTGCTAATACCATCGCTGTTTATTCTTTCGCACTCAAGCCTGAAGAACATCAGCCATCGGGAACTTGCAACTTCTCTCGCATCGATAACGCACAGTTATATTCTAGTCTAAGAGAAAACCGTGATGTATTCGCTGTAAACTACAATGTCCTCCGTATCATGTCTGGTATGGGAGGTCTCGCATACTCTAACTAAATTACTTAAGTTAGTTAATTTTATTTTTTAAAGTATTTTCGTATAATCATTTAAAAAAATAAATGAAATTTTTTTCTATGTATAAAGTATAAAAACATGGGAGGAGGATTAATGCAACTTGTCGCTTATGGTGCTCAGGATATCTACCTTACAGGTAACCCTCAAATAACTTTCTTCAAGGTTGTCTACCGCAGACACACCAACTTCTCGATGGAATCCATTGAACAGACCATAAATGGTAACGTCGCAGCTGGAAGCCGTGTAACTTCCACTATCTCACGAAATGGTGACCTTGTCTACAGACTTTTCTTTGAACTCACTGGAACTCTATCTACAGCAGGTTCGGCAGCAGATGAAGATCTTGCTAATCCAGGGGCGGCCGCATTTGATAATGTTGAAATTGAAATTGGTGGTCAGAGAATTGATCGTCAGAGTGGTCAATGGATGCATGTATGGTCTTCTTTAACCCAGAGTAATTCTGCAAGAGTTACTGCTGGCGTGACTGGGGCAGGTGGAACTCTTTTCCAAGAATTAGCTGGTATGGCGGGTTGCAAGGGTGTTGTATCAACCGCTGCCTTGGAAGTCGTCACAGCAGGAACAATTGAGATTCCAAGTGGTGGCATTAGAGTCCCTCTCCAATTCTGGTTCTGTAGAAACCCCGGTCTCGCTCTACCTCTCATCGCATTACAGTATCACGAAGTTAAGGTCGTGACGACCTTCTCCACTGTATTTAAGACTAACCCAACTGCTACTCTATGGGCGGACTACATCTACCTTGACACCGATGAACGTAGAAGATTCGCACAGGTTTCTCACGAATACTTAATTGAACAGGTTCAATATCAGGCAGGATCATCAGCAACTGTAAGCACTGAGCTAAACTTCAATCATCCTGTCAAGGAACTCGTATGGACTTCAGGATGGAACAATGGTCAACAAGCAGACTTGACTGGTAAGTATCAGCTTAAATTAAATGGTCATGATCGTATGGCTATGCGTGGAACAGAATACTTCACTAAGCAGCAAGTATGGATGCATCACACAGGTCCAGGAGGTATAGATTCTGCCGCCGATATTTCCCTTGCCACCGCTAGCGGAATTGTAGGTAATGGGACCAATGCAATTGCTGTATACTCTTTTGCCCTTAAGCCAGAAGAACATCAGCCATCGGGAACATGTAACTTCTCTCGTATTGATAATGCTCAACTATACTCTGATGCTCCAGAGTCTCGTGATGTATACGCTATCAATTACAATGTCCTCCGTATTATGTCTGGTATGGGTGGTCTAGCATACTCTAATTAAATTATAAATAGAGTGAATAAAAATAAATTATAAAAATTAATATATTTATCTTAACATATCTCTTGATATAAAATTCTTAATTCTAAGAATTTTATATGGTCCTTCATTATCTATAATTTTCTTTTCGGATGGTTTTAAAAGACTATAGATATAATTATAATCTTCATCTTTTAATTCAGTTTTACCCCTTTTAATAGCATATAAATATGACCAGTCTTTTTTAACATCACTTGTATCCAATTTCTTATCTTCAGCTTCCTTCTTTGCTTTCTCTTCAGCCTGCTTCTTTGCCTGCTCTTCAGCCTGCTTCTTTGCCTGCTCTTCAGCCTGCTTCTTTGCCTGCTCTTCAGCCTGCTCTTCAGCCTGCTTCTTTGCCTGCTCTTCAGCTTCCTTCTTTGCCTGCTCTTCAGCTTCCTTCTTTGCCTGCTCTTCAGCT